CGTCGGTGTAGGACAAATACCTAAATCATTTACCGATAATGAATTGACCCCAGACATATAGTATGGAGCAACCCTACCACATACGAATTGACTTGATGAAGGTGGTAATTCAACATAAGTAATCACATTTCCATCACAATCGGTATAACCATAATATAATGTCCCACTTAAACTATCATTTATTGCTTGATAATAATTACAACTTGGCGTTGGACTAGTCGTTTGTGTTGGTGTGATAGTCGGTGTCGCTGTAGTCGTAGGTGTTGGTAAAGGACAACTTCCAATATTAGTTATTACTAAATTAGTTTGTGATTTTATAGTTTTAGCACAAAGTGTTATTGTTTGACCCGAAAGTATATTTCCTGTATTTTGGGTAATACCACTACAATCAACATAAGTAGTGTTGATAATTGTGGTTGAACCTGAATTGTATAATGTGAAAGTAGAACAAGGAGCACTTGTTGGTGTTGGGGTCTTGGTCTGTGTAAGTGTAGGTGTCTGCGTAGGCGTTTCTGTATTCGTTGGGGTCGGTGTCTGTGTAGGTGTTTCCGTTGGCGTTTCTGTCGGGGTAGGTGAAAGAACAGGAATAACGAAGGACATACTGAAATACCTAATACAGCACCACCACTTCCAATTTGTAATACATTACCATCATAACCATTCAAGTATCCCGCAGGATATGGATTTAAGGTATATGGATTAGAATAAAGGGTTGTATTGAACTCCCAATAAGGAATATTTCCCCAAGCATCAGGTGTAGAAATACCATTACAAGCACCTAACGCACTTGAACCATCAAACAACAATCCCGTAAATTGATACAGACCAATACAAGTAGGACAATCAGGGAAAGTCCCAACAATAAGGGTTTGACCTAATGGGTTATAGAATGGTTCTAATGATTGAATTGTATAACAACGATTATTTACCGATGATTTCACAACATCACCCAATATCAAAGTTGATGTGTTGTAATTTCCAAACGAAGTTCCACCCGTAATACAATCCGTCATAGAATAAGTAAATGATGATTGGGTAGGTGTCGGTGTCGGTGTGCCTGTGTTCGTTGGTGTAGGGGTCTGTGTTGAAGTCCTTGTAGGCGTAGGGGTCTTCGTATTGGTAGGTGTTGTTGTAGGTGTGTTAGTAATCGTTGGGGTAATCGTTGCCGTAATACTTGGCGTCGGCGTAGGGGTCTTTGTTTGTGTAGGTGTGATTGAAGGTGTAGATGATGGACTTGGACTTGGTGGCGGGGTTGGGTTTGGAAATAATATTTCTGGAACTTGTCCCCCGTAGTTATACACTTGTTCGCCTTGGAAGTATTGGGTAAGTAATGATTTAACCTTCATTTTGTATTTGTTGATGAACCTGTTTGATTAGGTCATTCACATTCGTATCACCACATTTACCCATATTAAATAACTTGGTAAATAATAGGTCATCGTTCCTGTAGAATAGAACCTTTATTGTAATTATTTCACTATCTAAATCAAGTCGTAAATTAGTCAAAACATATCGGTTTATTGGGACATAAGTATTGTCCTTTCTAACCTTTAATTCTTTTCTAACTTCCAACATATTTGGCTTAAAAAAATGGGGGTTTCTACACCCCCACTAAAAAGTGTTTTTTTATTAGTTGTTGTAGTATAAACCGAAACCTGAACCTGCTACGAAAGCAGACAAGGTAGTTGATACTAACATTTCAGGAACGGAAATTGAACTTTGTGAAGTCAAACCGATTGAATACAACTGGTCGTCCCCTGGTAATGAACCTGAAACAATACCTGCTGTTTCAACATACATTCCGCCACCACCATTTACATCAGCACCTGCCAAGAAATACTTACCTGTCTTCAACTTTACGATGAAGTAAGATTGTGTATTCTTTACGATTTGTTGGTAAAGGTTAGTGTTTTCCTGTGAATAACCAGGAATGGTAAATAACAATTTCGTTAAGAATGTGAAACCTAACGAAGGAAGGTTGATTGAAGTTTCTTCGTTCAACGCAGCGCTACTATTTCTTACTAGGTCTATTTGTTGCCAAGTTAAACCTGTAGTAGCAGCTGAAAATGAAGTAATATATCCATCACCATCATAAGTGATAGAAGCAAATTGAGCGTCTGTAGAAGTTCCTGTTGAAGTCAAAACGAATAATTCGTCAATACCAGGAACATTATTTACACAACTAGCTAATGCTAGTCCGCTTGTGATTACGCAATTAGAAGCCATAATTTTTTATATTTAATTTTGTTATATTTTTTTATCTTCCTTATTTGGTTTATAGTCCCGAAGAACTATAAACCAATAGGAAAGTTATTGTTTAATTATTTTGCGAAAACTACCTGTGAAGGAATACCTACAGCAGAACCAATCTTCATCGCCAACTTTAATCTAGTTTGTTGGAAGTCATAAGAATACCAAGAAATAGGTGATGAAATATCGCTCAACAAGTCAGTTCCCATCATCAAGTTTTCAGCGTTAGTCAATACCATATAACCAGCAGGGATTTCACAAGAAATCGCAATTACATTAGTGAATGGGATTTGGATTGCCATTTGTCCGTTCTCCAAAGTAACTGGGTTAAAGTTGAATAAGTTTTGGTTTCTTAAAGCCAACTGAAGTGCTTGGAAGTCGTTGTGGTTCAACGCCATAATAGTATTGATGACCTTTAACGGAGCAGGTAATGCCAATATGTACTGGTCTGCTACGGAAGTTGCGTTGCTTATAGTCATCGCTGTATATGTTTTGTTGATAGTTTCAGCTGTGAAAGGTGCGCTTTCCAACTGCTCTATCACACCCGAACAACCATCAGTCGCAGTTTCAGCACCCCAGAACTTTCTTGAAGCATAAACTGAAGCCTTTTTAGCGATGTCCGCCATAAAGCTTTCTTCTACAGATGGAGCCAAGTTTGGTGGGTAAGAACCTGGTGATAATCTAACAGACATAATTGTTCTGTTTAATTCATCGTCGCACCAGTTCTTCTGGATGTTGTATTGGCATACCTTCAATTCTCTTTCAGTAAGCTCAATAGTTCCGCCTGTGAAAGAACAAGATGTGCCTGGGAAAGCAATAGAATTGATGTCTCCTGTTTCGTATACAGGGATAAGTTCGCCATATTTTATGTTAGGAACTACTTTGTAAGTTGAACTTTCAATAGTATCCATAACGATTTTGTGTAAAAGCAAATCAGCGTTTGCGTTTAAGTAATCTACCATTCCAGTAGTATCAAAATCAAAATTGAAGTTTTTTAGATTTTTCATAATTTTTTTTTAGTTTAATTGGGGGTTTTTATTTTCTGTTATTTTCTTTCATCTGTCTCAAGATTTCATAGCGTCTATCACCTGAAAAGGCATTAGACATCAAAGTATCTTCTTTCAACGGATTATGCTTTGCTTCTTTCTTGAAGGCTTGTAAATCAGCTTTCAAGTCAGCAATTTCTTTAGCGTGTGCTTCAAACGCAAACAATACATCGTGTATCGCAGCCTTTAATGCGTCTAATTGTGAGCTTTCCATCTTTTCAGTTTCAGCATCAACAATAACTTCACTTTCGTCTTCTTCACCATCTTCCATAGCGTCTTTGATTTCAACCAACTTACCTTCTTCATCTGTGATAAAGATTTTAACACCATCGGCTAAACGATGTGTGCCACTACCAACGATAGTATAAGTTCCGTCTTCGTTTTTAACACTAATCGTATCACCCAATACGAACTCCCCTTCAGTTGAATTGGTGATGATTACGCCACCATCTAATTCTACTTCAGCGAAGGAATGGGAAACACTTGAAAACTTGAAGCCAACTAGGTCAGCTACTTTTTGTAATATTTCAATATTTTTCATAGTTTATTTTTTGTTTTATTGTTTATGATAAATATGCCTATAAATCTTTAAGACATATATTTATCCATTTTCTTTAACATTTCCTTTAATGCTATAAGTGTAGATTTAGCTTCGTCATCTGTAAAGCCATATATTCTACCATCTTCATCACAATTATTACAGATACTATCTTCCAATTCATCATACGGGATATATTCAGTAATGAACTTTTCCCCGATTGAACCTAATTCGTCAATAACATCTTGGTTGTTGTCGTAGTGTTTAGAAATACCAAGTTCAATAATCTTTTCAACTTTGGCTTTATTAGAACCCGTAGCAAATACCCTGTCGTGTGAAATACCCAATTCATCGGCAACACCCAACAATTCTTCTTTGTCCTGTGCTGCGGAAATGATATACACGATTGAACCACTTTCAATTTCACCGATTGCCAATTTCTTACCTTCAGGTGTGTTGATTGTTTCGTGGTAATCAAAAGATACTCTATCCCCTTCACCGAAACTAGCTTTGATTGGAACACAATTAGGAACTTCACGACCATCAACTATTTTGGTGCCGATTGGTTCATAACCTTTCCAACAAGTTCCTTCAGGGAAATTGAATGGGACTTCTTGGAACATACCTTCAAGTGATATTCCTGCTGTCTTATTAGACAAGATGAACTCGTCAAAAATCTTTCTATCGTTGAAATGAATTGTTGTAAGC